CTATTGTACAGGCCCCTGCAGATTTGTCAACCCCCCTTTACCCCCAAAATAGCCCCCCTTCGTAATTTTTTTAGGGGTTCGCAGCGTTACCCGGTTGACAAACTGCCCAAACACTCTTATAATTAAACCTAAAACCCCAACCTTCAACGAAAGATTAGCGGATGTTCGTGGCTATCCTTATGGTTTGCCCCGTGTTCGCAGCCCAAGAATGCTTGGAACTCGCGGACAATAGAGGCCCCTACATCTCAGAGGACGCCTGTCTAGTTCGCATAGAAGAGATGGTTGCTCACGTCAAGGTTACGATACCACCCCCATACGCCTTATATTACAGATGTGAACCTCCCGGAGTAAAGCTGTGAACCTTTTACCTCAAACCACAACAAAGAAACCTACCCTCACCGAAAAGCAAGAGACCTTCTTGGACACCCTTTTTTCGAACGGTGGGGACGTCCACGCTGCTGCTGAGATTGCCGGATACAGTTCAGGTTCCGTCGGATGGCTCAAAGACCGCCTTGCCGATGAAATCATCGAACGAACACGCACCATGCTGTCTTCGCAAGCTTTAAAAGCCGCGAACAAGATTGTGAGCCTCGTCGATTCTCCCGACATCGAACGTCAGGACACCTTGCGTATGCAAGCAGCCGAAGCTATTCTCAATCGAGTAGGTCTCGGTAAGCAAGAAACCCTGAATCACAACGTCCAAGCAGTTCACGGCGTCGTGCTTCTCCCTCCCAAAAAACAAGATATAGAAGAGGTTATTATCGATGGCTAGTCCTAAGAAAGCTCCACGCAGAACAGACGTTAAAACGGCGATGACAAGGTCTGAACGTATCGCCAAATATGGTCCTCAGATTAAGAAGTTCTTCCCGCAGTTCGATAAGTTGACAGCGAAACAGCAAGGTTTTCTAGTTTCAAGCTACGCCATTCAAGATATTATGAAAGGCACTAAAAACTACGAGAAAGAATACTCGAACGAAGCCATAAAAAAACAAGGATTGAACTACCTAGGCGTCGAAACAGAGGATTATCAGAAGTATAAAAGGATTCCTGTCGGACCGGAGGGAGGCACGATTGTGAAAAAGGAGCCTCTCGCCCAAGGCGGTAGGGTTCACAGAGGTCGCCAAGCCTCCGGAAGTGTGGAGAAGTAAGCCAAGTGCCTCGTAAACGCACCCTCACCCCTCCAAGTCCTGAAAAACTCGCCCAGCCGCGAACTCGTGGGCGTCCCAAAAAGGTTCCCGGCGAAGAAAAAGCCGAATACACCATCTCTTTAGAGGAACGGGCAAGGCGACGGGTGCGTATGAAGTTAAAAAACGCTGAAAAAGGCGTTAAAAAGGCTAAAAAACAGGCAGAAGCCAAGACCACCAAGGTTCGCAACCTAAAAAAATCAGCCAAAAAGGTTGAAGACGCCCTCAACGGTTCGAAAACACGGGTTGTAGACCAAGGTGACCTCGAAAACCTGCCACCAGCCGTTGCAGACCTTATCGACGACACCCCCGTGGTGTTCAGACCTAACCCCGGACCCCAAGAGGAATTTCTAAGTGCGCCAGAACAAGACGTTTTATACGGAGGAGCCGCTGGGGGCGGCAAGTCTTTTGCTTTGTTGGCTGACCCTTTGCGGTATTGCCACAACCCTAATCACCGTGGGCTTCTTCTTAGGCGTACTTTGGACGAACTTACCGAACTAATCGATAAATCTCGTCAACTTTACACTAAAGCTTTTCCCGGAGCGACATTTAGAGAAGCCAAGTCAACGTGGCACTTTCCCTCTGGGGCCACCCTTTGGTTTACGTACCTAGACAGGGACAAAGACGTGACTCGTTTCCAAGGTCAGGCGTTTAACTGGATAGGCATCGACGAAATAACCCAATACCCTAGCAGCTACGTCTGGGATTACCTTCGTTCGCGTCTTCGTTCGACAGACCCAGAGTTGCAAGCCAACTTATCTATGCGCTGCACAGCCAACCCCGGCGGTGTCGGAGGCTGGTGGGTAAAGAAGATGTACATCGACCGCCACGAACCCAACAAAAGGTTCGGAGCGGATGACCCTGAAACAGGAAAGATGTTTGTGTGGCCCGATGGTCACGAAAAAGCAGGGCAGCCGTTGTTCTTTCGCAAGTTTGTTCCGGCGCGGCTGACCGACAATCCCTACCTCATGGCAGACGGCCAATACGAGGCCATGTTGAGGTCGCTCCCAGATGTCGAACGAAAGCGGCTTCTTGAAGGGGATTGGGATGTGGCAGAGGGAGCCGCCTTCCCAGAGTTTTCACGGGTGCGACACATAGTTGAACCCTTCGACCTTCCAACTAACTGGCCTCGCATACGAGCAGCCGACTATGGATACTCTAGTCCGTCGTGTGTTCTGTGGGGAGCCATCGATTGGGACAACAATATTTGGGTTTATCGCGAACTTTACGTAAAACACTTGACAGGTGAGCAACTAGCTGATAAAATATTAGAATGTGAGGAACTAGACCCAACACCACACTATACTGTACTAGATGCCTCATGTTGGAATAAGACAGGCTTCGGCCCTTCCATTGCTGAAACAATGATGAGGGTCGGTGTACGGTGGTTACCGTCCGACCGCAACCGTCTACAGGGAAAAATGGAAATACACAGGCGGCTTGCAGACGACCCCTACACAAAAGAACCACGCCTCCGTATCTTTTCCAACTGCAAACACATATCTGCTCAGTTATCAGGCATACCGCTTTCTAAAACGAACAGCGAAGATGTAGATACAAAGGCAGAAGACCACGCTTACGACGCACTACGTTACATGGTGATGACGCGAACCAGCGGCTACACCTCTATTCATAAAACCCTGCAAGGTATCAAGGAACAAACGTTCCAGACCTTCGATAGCACGTTTGGTTACTGATGGCAGACATAGATTATAAAGCTAAAATAGCTGACGGTAGTATTACGGTTCGTGAAGCGTTTGAAGCTGTTTTGGCTAAAAACCTTACAAAAAGTAATCGCACCGTTATATCTGGGCTTCTTAAATCTCTTCCAGATGAGGGGATAGATTTAGATGCTCGGTATTTTGATGTTTATGATACAGACTCTTTTGCAAAAGCTTTAGATTTTACCACTAACACATCCGGTGTTCATAAATATAAAGAATTTGGAGCCTTCGAAACACAACTACAAGGTTTAATTCGAGGCAGTGGACGAAACGCTCAGTATGACCGTCTTAGTGATAGTAATAAAAAGAAAGGTATAGCGAGTGACGAGTTCGGCCTGACTGGAACTCAGCTTAGAAATAAAGACCCTATGCGGGGAACTATCCCTTCTGATAGCCTCGACAAAATATATCAAGATGCCTTGGGTATAGAATCCTTTACTGAAGTGGACGTTAAACGCGGTATAGATAAGCCTATGGCTATCGATTCAGAAGCTCGTGACTATTTAATTTATGAAAAGTACACGGGACAACGGGTTGAAAGTAACATAGGTCCGGACGGTTTAAAAATCAGTGACATAAACTTTTTTCAAGACGAGAATGGTAACATTGTTGCTGAAGTTAGGGAAAAAAAGGTAGGAAACAAGACTCGTCCTGAAGTTACTTATCGTGGAGAGTTCGCTGAGTTTTTAAGAAATAAGGTAGAACAAGCAAAGATTAGGGTAGGTCCTACCGCTGATTTAACTAAGGCTAACCTTTTTGACACTACTTCTACTGCAGTAGATAAGCTTTGGAACACTAGGATACGTCCGGAACTAGAGGCCCAGTTTCCTAATCAACTTCCTGCAGGTAAGGGAGGTTCTCACTCGGTTATTCGAAAAATTTTAGCTCGTCAGCTTGTCACAGAGTTTAAGTTTCCTCGTGATGCTGTTAAAGCTTGGATGGGTCACGCAGGAGTAGGGGTCGACGCTTCTGGGGATATCCTTATGGAAAGCTACGTTGGCACTGTTGCTGATGACCGTATTGGTGAGATGACTAACGTCCTCATTCGTAATGATGCCAGAAACTCAGGCTCTGTAAGTGTCAATGATATGATGGCAACACGAGGAGTTCAGTTCGATACGACCTTTACTTTTCCTGCACCTAACAAAAAAATAGTCGCAACAGACGTGAACCTTCTCCAACCTCAAATAACTGCACTTCCTATGACAGAAGGAGAGCGTGAGTTGATAGGTGCTACAGCAGAAGAAAAAGCTGTAGAAAAACAGATAATCACTGAAGAACGTCGGGCGTATCTTTCAAAAATACGGTCTGAAAGACAGGTCTCACAAGCCGATATACAAGCAGGGTTTCAAGAGGCTGAGAAAAAGTCTGTGTCTAAGCTGGATTTTTTACCTGAAGAAGTTAAGGATGATTTAAAAAGGCGAGGTATCTGGGACACCTTGACGGGAGCAGGAAAGACAACCTTAAAGGCTCTTCCTATTGCAGGAGCAGGTCTGGCTTATCAAGGGTACAGAGAATCTGGCGCGTCTGTGCCGGAAGCCATTCTCGGAGCTGCTATTGAAGAAACTCCCGTAGGGCTTGCTGTAGCAGCAGAAGATTTAGGCTTTATATCCCCTGCCGGAGAAACAGAAACAGAAATGCGCGAACTAGAAGTGGCCCAAGACCCTGAACGTATGGCAGGTCCTTATGCAGGTCAAGACTTCATTCCTGCCCAAGAAGAACCAGTAGACGAGGGTCTCGATATAATTGCACGAGACGTAGACATAGGAGAGGTGGACAGGGTTCCGGAAGCCCCTGTACCTTCTTCTCAAGAAAACCAAGGCTTCCTTAATCCAACCCTATAATCTCTAGGAGAAAACCATGCCGATGAACAATTATAATTACGGCGCGGCTTACATCATGGGTGCAGATAAGACTTCGGTCGATGCGAACATGGGTGAAAGTAAGTTGTATCGTGAAGGTCTTGAGTTCGACACTCGCGCTAAGACCGATGTTCTGACGGAAGACATGCCTAAGAAAGCATCAAAACAGGCAGTTGACCCGTCCGTAATGAAAATGGCTGAAGAACGCGACTACTAATCATGGCATCAGATGATAACTTCCTACAACCGGAAGACGACACACAAATTAGCGTCACGAACCCTGACGAGTTTATGCCCGGCCTAGCTGGGTATGTCAAGTCTAAGTTTGAAGACGCGGAAAACGGACGCTACTCCCACGAACAACGATGGCTTCAAGCCTATAAAAACTTTCGTGGCATCTACGACTCTACGACCCAATACCGAGATTCGGAACGGTCAAAGGTCTTTGTTCGCATAACTAAGACGAAGGTTCTTGCAGCCTTTGGTCAGATTATTGATATCTTGTTCACAAACAAGAAATTTCCGCTTGTTGTCGAGTCTACCCCAGTTCCGGAAC